GCGCCGCGCTGCTGCTGCGGCCACTGCTGCCCTGGGCCTGGGGCGTCCGCGGCGCGCACGAACGCGCCGTTCGCGAAGAGGTCGGGCTGACGGGTTGCCATGCCCGGCATGCTACGGGGCCGCGATCTCGTGACGGACGCAGCCGAAATCCTCCGCCGTCGCCAGGGCTGCGAAGTAGGTGCTGCCGTCGGTCAGCCCGAAGCCGTTGCGCTCGACTGGCGACTCGCAGAATGTCTGCGTCGGCATGCTGCAAATGCGCACCTCAAACCCACGATCCATCGGTGTGAATCCGTCCGGGTCGGTAGGCTCGCACATGTCACGCTCTTTGAAGTCGCGCTCCTTTGGCTTACTCCAGTGCTTGCACGTCTTGCATGTGTGATGGATAGGCAAAATTCCTAACTCTTCCATATACATACTCCTAGGCTGCCTCAACTCGGGGAGGCGGGTTCCTTGATGCGCCGGATCGCGGCCTCTACCGCCGCCGTGCCGACGCGCGCGGCCTTGTCGGCCACGTCCTGATAGCCTACAGGAAGCCCGCGGTAGGCGCCACGAAGTGCGCGAAGGCTCCGCTGCACGCATCCACATCGTCATCGTGGTCGCCCTCCGGAAACGCCTCGAGCGAGTCGAAGACGACCGTGTTCCAGTCGCCGCGCAGGAAGTCGACGTTGCCCGCCTCGCACTGCGCGCTGAACGGACCGAAGCGCACGGTCTTGTCGCCGCTCTCGCGGCGCGTGCGCACCGAGTAGCCGGACAACAAGCTGACGTAGCTCTGCGCCTGGTCCTTGCCAGCCTGGGCCGGGTCCTGCGGCAAGCGGATGTGCACGCTGCGGCCATCCGCGGCGGCCGTGTTCACGATCGCGTTGCGCACCTTGTGCGGGCCCTCGCGCAGGCGCACTGCGTGCAGCACGATGTAGCGCTGCGTCGATCGCGAGCGCCCGAGCTTGATGCCCACCGTCCAGTCTGGATCGTTGCCCTCGACCTTTTCTGTGGCGGCCAGATCCCAGTAGCGCACCACCTCGAGGTCGGCCGGCGCGGCGTCAACGACCTTGACCCATAAGCGCTGAAAGTAGAGGCCCGCGGCCGGCCGAATCTTCCAGTTGCCGTCGTGGAGGCGGGCGCGCTCTACCGCGCTCTGCGCCATCAGGTTGGCCCTGTAGCCCGGGTCTTTGGCCTGCAGGATTTTGTTGTCCTCGAGCTTGGCCGCGATGAAGGTCAAGGACTTCGGCTCAACGTCGGCGCCGTGGCGCTCGCGCAGCTCGTCAGCGGTGTCGGCCCACATGATGGCGTCGTTGACGCGCACGAACCAGCGAATGACGCCAGACCGCTCCGGGATGGCGAGTCCCGTCGCATCGTCGATCCACCAGGCGATCAGCTCCTTGACCCAAGAATCGGCATCGGGGTTCGTCGTCGCCCGCATGTACGGCCTAACGCCGCAAGTAGAGCGATTGCGGCTTAGCATATAAAAGAACTGCGCCTTAGTGAAGTGGGTGAGCTCGTCGAACCCTATGAGCGGGATCTGCGCCCCTTGCCAGTCGTAGACGGTGCTCTCGTGCTCGAGGTGCGCCATCTTCACCAGGCCGCCGAAGGGCCAGCGCCACTCGAGCACCGCCTTTGCCGGCCTCGCGCCGAGCAGCGGGTACAGGGTGCGGCTCTCGTCCCACAGGCCGCCGGGGTTGCGTATCTGCGTGGTGTTGCGCCGGAAGAAGACGGCCGCGAACTGGTGGTTCGTCGTTACGTGCCGCAGGGGCTCCATGAGGAGCCCCCAGGACTTGCCGCCGCCGGCGGCACCTCCGTACACGACGATGTCGGCCGGCGAGGCGAGGAACTGCTCTTGCGGCCCGGCCTGGGGCCGGATCGCCATGGCATCAGCCACGTCCGTTGTCTGGCATGTAGAACGTGACCTTGGCCTCGGTGACTGTCGTGATCGGTGGCGCGTCTTCGCCGCCGCCTTGCAGAGCGGTGCGCACCGGGGCATCGAGGCCGAGCAGCTTGGCGCGGCGCTCGCCGATCTTCAGGACGCGGTCGATCGCCTGCAGGTCGCCACCCTCGGCCGCCTTGTACGCCTTGCGCAGCATGCCATCGAGCCTCGACACCTCCTCAGTGCGCAGCGCATCCGCATGAGCAACGATTTGCTCCTTCGCGCTTTCGAGACCCTCCTTCACGAGCTGGTGCGCGCGCGTCTTGCTGAGGCCGAGCTTTTCAGCGATCAGGCGATAGCCGTAGCCGGACCGGCGCAACATCAGCGCCTGCTCGCGACCTTTGGTCGCGCGCGCATGGGCCGCACTGGTCTTGTTCGCCTTGGCCATTGTTCAGAGCACTATGTGTCCAGGTCTTCGCCGATCAGCTCGAGCAGCTTGCGCGACCTGGTGCGCGCTGCCTTGGCTGGCTTTGGCGGGCGCTGCCGGGCGCGGCGCTGGCGCTCCGCCTCTTCGCGCTCCTCGGTCCACCGGTTGGCCGGGTACTGCGCGCCGGTGTGGCGGGTGATGCCGTCGGCGCGGCTGCTGACGATGGCCACGGATAGGGGCGCCGGGCTCGATGCACAGAAGCCGGAGACGTCGGCGGCGCGACCATTGCGGCGCAGGCTCTTGGATGCAGCCGCGGCGAGCGCGAAGATGCTGTTCGGCGCCGAGACGGGGACGGGCAGCGACTCGGCGGCGCTGACGATGCGGTGCTCGGGGTAGTCGAAGGCGTCGTCGTCGTCCTCGGGCCGCAGGCTGAGCAGGACGAACCGGAACTCTTGCTGCACCCACGTCGTGACCGCATCGATGGCGCGGCGCATCGGCGAGCGGAGGCGCCGCGGCTTGGCGCCCCGCGGGATCGGTAGGCGCCGGAAGAGGGGGAGTTGGTCATAGGCCAGCGAGAGCCCCACGGTTCAGGCCACAGCCCGCAGCAAAGGCACGGTCACGGTTTCACGTGGAACGTGCAGCTGTCCCCACGCGACGACGGCGACAGCGAGCGCGGACCATGCGTGCGACGAGACGCCGTATGTGGGCCCGGGCGCGCGCTTGGTGCCGGGCTCACCGACGCGATCGATGAGCGCCTGCCTGATGCGCGAGTCCTGGCTCTTGCCCTTGACGGTGGCCGGGCGCAGCAGTTCGGCCACGACCATTCGGCGCGTGATGCGCAGGGGTGAGCGAGCGAGGCGCGGCCAGGCGCGCTCGAAGCCGCCGCCGGCCCAGGCCGCGCGCAGGAGCGCATGGCTGGCGATCTGCCCCATGCCCTCGGGCTCCTCGATGGCGAGACACTGCGCCTGCCCGGCGGCCTGGCTGTAGCAGGCCATGAGCACCTCGTCGTTTGGGCTGGTGCCGGACTGGATGACGCGGGCGCCGTCGAAGAGCACCCACCCTGATTGCATGGTGCCTGGGTCGATGGCGAGGATGTTCATGCTGCCTCCTTGAGCCCGGTGAATACGCTCGCCTGGGCGAGATGGCCACGGTGGGTCTTGCCGACGCGGACGCACCAGACGGCGTACTGACTGCGGCCGAGCTGCTTCGCGAGCGAGTAGGTGTCGTCGTCGCTGGTGCGGATCAGGTGCGCCTGCTCCTGGGTGATCTTGCGGCCACGCTTGTCCCACGTCTCGCGGGAGGATGCAGAGCGCTTGGCCTTGGCATCCGGCCACTGGTGCACGCCGGCGGCAGTGACCCATGCGCCATGCTGATGCCTGTCGCCGGACCTGCAGTGCGCGGGGTTGACGCAATCGCGGCTGCGGCACTTGAGCTTCGCGAACGCGAAGTGGCCGGGCTGGATGTCGCGGCCTGTTGAGAGGTAGAGCGCCGCTCGTCGGCCGCGCATCTTGCGGCGCGCGCCGGTGTCGGGGGCGACGAAGTGGACGCTGGCTGAGCCCTGGTGCATAGATAGCCCCCAGTGCCAGCAGTCGGTCTCGGAATCGATGCGGCAGCGCACGCGCAGGTGTTCGAGGGTGCGAATGCCGCCGAGGTAGTCGCCGAGTTTGCACGGCATCAGGACACCCACTCGATCAGCAGCATGGCTGCGTCCCACACCACGAATCCGCAGGCGGCGACCAGCAGCGCGAGCGCGGCGACCAGCAGCGCGAGCATCGTGCAGCCGAACGGATAGCGTCGGATGATGTCCATTCAGAGCGCTCCCTCGCCGATGAGCTCGGCGGTGCGCAGGCGCTCGATCTCGCGCAGCGCCCATTCGGCGATGTGGATCTGGCCGGGCGGCGGCGGGTTGTGCTTTCGCTCCCACTCGACAAAGCCGACGAGCTGCTCCATCGGCGACAGGCCGGCGGCGGCGGGGCCGGTTTTGAGCGCGCTGCTGCGTTTTTCGTGGGGGCCGTGTAGGAAGGTGGCCTGCGACGGTTCGCCGGCCCCCAGCGGCCGATCCAGCGCCGGCGTGCGGGCGACGAATGCGCGGCAGTGGGCGAGCCACCCGGCATCGACCTCCTGGCCGGCGTCGGCGCGGGCGATGCAGGCGAGCATCGCGCGGCGGATCAGCTCGATGCGATCCTCGTGGGCGCGGATGCCCGCGGCGGTGGGCTCGTCGCCGAAATGGTTCATGCGCTCGTCGCCGAAGTGGTTCATACGGTGGCACCTTGGGGCTGGATAGGCTTGGCCGCGGCGATGCGCGCGGCGGTGATCTTGCGGTC